ACGTTCCTCGGGCCCAATAATAGATCCTACGGACCTAAAAGAGGGCGAGAATAAAAACCGGTACGATGTACCTCCAGTCATGAGGTAGGGTTGAGCAGGCTGAACCTCTCCCGCATCATTCCGAGGGGTGGATAACATGTTATCCCGACATTTTCGTGCCGCAAGATTGCGCACACGACGTGTCGACATGCGATTGGTGCGACGACGGCGACGAGCAAAACGAGGCGACCGAAATGAGCGACGTGCATATCTGCGAGCGGGGTAACGCCTGCGGCGAAATCGTGATCGGCGAGAATAAGCCATATTGGGAAAAGTGGGTAAAATAAGGGAAAAGCTTCTCCGCGGAGACGCGGGGGGAGATTAGGTATAAATAGTTGAACCCGGGTCCGGGTCCATGGTCCAGTACAATGTTATATTCTGGACCATCAGACCCTCTCGAAAACTTATGTCATCATTCCGATTCCAAGCACGATATGGACTCTTTACCTATTCCCAATGCGGACGACTCCGTCCTCAGCGAGTATCCGAACATTACACGGCTCTTGGTGCAGATTTCATCATCGGCCGCGAAGCGCACAGCGATGGTGGAACGCATCTCCATGTTTTTGCAGATTTTAAGCGAAAGTTCCGAACTCGAGACAGTCGCAAATTCGATGTTGAGGACTTCCATCCAAATATCGTTCCTTCACTCCGAAATCCTGCTGGCGGTTGGGACTATGCAACGAAGGATGGCGACATTTGTGGCGGGGAATTACGAAGACCAGAATCTACTGGAGGTTCTGAAGGAAGCAGACAAAACGATGGATGGGACAGACTCAGAACTGCAGAGTCTCGGGACGAGTTTTTCCGAATTGCGAGCGAGCATCTCTTTAGTCACCTGGTCAAATCCTTCAACAGCTTCAGTGCATACGCAGACTGGAAGTTTAGAGTGGATCGATCGCCTTATGTGCACAATCCAGAATTCACGTTCAGTCATCCACAATTGGATGGCCTTCGGGAATGGGTTGGGCAGCTTTTTACCCGTCGCGAACATGGTATGTATCGCACCCTGCACTTTAGGGTGCAGTCAGTCTCATAGCCCCCCCCTTCGGGGGGGGGACTTCCATGACGCTGAGGCGCGTCGCAGTCCCTCAGTTGCGGGGCTCGCCTGGCGGCGCCAAGAGGAATGGGCATTCACTAATTGGATATAGGAGTCAGGGGAACAAGCCTCTTAATGTGGGGTCCTTCTCGAACAGGAAAGACAATGTGGGCCCGATCATTAGGCAGCCACGCATACTTTGGAGGCCTATTCTCATTGGAGGAGTGGGAAAATAACGAAAACGTCGACTATGCTGTGTTCGACGATATACAAGGGGGTTTCAAATTCTTTCCAGCATACAAGAGCTGGTTGGGGCAGCAAACTGAATTCTACTGTACTGATCGGTACAGAAAGAAGAAGCACATCCAATGGGGTAAGCCAGCAATATGGCTTATGAACGAAGATCCATATACACAAGAGGTGGATATTGATTGGTTGGAAAAAAATTGCATCATAGTCAAAATTGAAGATCCCCTATTCTAACGGCCCGAACCTTCATGCCAATAATAAGTCCCGCTAGTACCCATTGCCAACGTAGTATCCTCCGTAGCATCGGTCGCCGCATCGAACATATCGAAAACAAACAAATCGCCGGCATTAGCTTGTGCAGCACCAGACGCCCAACCAACAGAGAACTTGTGCGCCGTGCCATTCTCGTCATCATCATAAATGATGCTCTTATTCACAGGGTACCATCGCTTGGTAACCTGATACCTTCCCGACTCCGAATTCGGAGATTGGATGGTACGTAACGTATCCGAGATAACCCGAATACGACGTGAGTCAACCTTGGCAGTGAGGGGGTTCACCCAATCCACAGTCCTTTGACCCTCAAACAGTCGAGAGTACGCGTCGCCAAGCAACACGTCATGCTGACCGTTGTCCAAATTGTACATCAGCCGCCCGTAACCCCTCTGAGTCACATTGGCAGCAATGTAGTCCGCGAGGGGTGCGCCCCACCCAAGGGTGGTAAAGACAATCCGTCGCCAGAGCCAAGACGAAGAATCATTCGTCTCCAACTCAACAGTTTCTTTGTATCCACGCATGTAGCACTTGGATTTCCAACGCTCTGCAGCACTTGCAGAAATCTGACGTTCCTCGGGCCCAATAATAGATCCTACGGACCTAAAAGAGGGCGAGAATAAAAACCGGTACGATGTACCTCCAGTCATGAGGTAGGGTTGAGCAGGCTGAACCTCTCCCGCATCATTC